CCTCTTCCAGAACTTTCTTATTGTTTCAGACGCCAGCCGTTTTGTACTGGTGTTTGGCACAAACGACTACGGGCAAACATATCTAAATCCCATGTTGATCCGCTGGTCAGACCAAGAAGACCCGTACACATGGTCGCCTCAAGCTACCAACCAAGCAGGTAGTCTGCAACTCTCCCACGGCTCGTCTATTGTTACAGCCGTTCAGTCTCGTCAAGAGGTTGTGGTGTTTACGGACTCGTCCATTTACTCGCTCCAGTATGTCGGCCCACCCTTTGTTTGGACTGCTCAACTGATTGCAGACAACGTGTCTATCGTTGGCCCCAATGCCGCCGTTATCGCCTCTGGCGCGGTGTATTGGATGGGCGTTGACAAGTTCTACAAGTACGATGGCCGTGTGCAGACATTGAACTGCGACTTACGCCGTTATGTGTTCCAAGATTTCAACATCTTGCAGTCCCAACAAGTCTATGCGGGAACAAACGAAGGCTTCAACGAAATCTGGTGGTTCTATTGCTCGGCCAACGCACTTGAAAGCGACCGTTATGTGGTCTTCAACTACGTAGAGAACGTCTGGTATTACGGCAATATGGGCCGTTCTGCTTGGCTAGACTCTGGCTTGCTGTCCCGCCCTGTTGCCGCTACATACGATAGCGAATTGGTGCAGCACGAAGACGGTGTAGATGCTTATGTGCTGGGTACGCAAACCGCCCTGACCGCCAACATCTCGTCTTCTGAGTTTGATATTGGGGATGGGCACAACTTTGGCTACGTATGGCGTATTGTTCCTGACTTAACGTTTGAGGGTTCGTCTTCCAGCCCTACACCTGCCGTGACCATGACGTTGTATCCCATGCAGAACTCAGGGTCTGGCACTGGCAATACGGCTGCGGCCAACGTAACTAGAGGCTCCAACTACGTTATTACCGAAGAGTACACAGGGATCATCTATACCCGTGCTCGTGGTCGCCAGATGATTTTTAAAATCTCATCGGACCAGATTGGTACAACATGGCAGTTGGGTGCTCCCCGTATTGACATCAAAGCTGACGGGCGTAGATAAATGTCAATGCTACAAAACCGCTCGGCCCCGAATATTCCTCAAGCCCCGAAGGAATACGACCAGTCGTACATGAATGCGTTTAGCAATGTGATTCGGTTGTTCTTCAACAACATCAATACTGTTCAGCAATTGAACTTGGCGGCGCTGAATCTTGACATACGCACACTGCCCACCGATGCAGATTTTGAAACCCTACGTATAGGCGATGTGTACAGGGACACGCAAGGTGGTACGGCACAGTCGGGCACAAATGTGCTGCGTATTAAGGTGCCTATTGGGCTGCTTGGGGTGCAAGGTTCAGGGGCGGTAGGCAGCGTTGGGCCTGTTGGGGGCACAATAACTCGGAATTTAACGGGTGTTTCTGGGTCTGGTGCAGTTGGCACAGCAACCCCTTAACACTAAAATGCAACGTAATTGAGGAGAACACTATGGCAATGGGCGGAGTCGGTGAAGCAATGCTGCTTGGCGCAGCAATGGGTGGTGGCTCTGCTGCTATAACTGGTGGCGATCCTCTTAAAGGTGCTCTCCTTGGGGGCTTGACCGGCGGTGCTGGTGCAGGTATTACTGGGGCTTTGGGTGGGGCTGGCGCGGCTGGTACAGAAGCGGCTTTGGCTACTGCGGGTACCGAACTTGGTACTCAAGCGGCTACACAGGCTGTTACCCCAGTCGCAACTGGGATTACGGGTTTACCTGCTGCGGGTACCCCTACTTCTTTTGGTGCGTTTGGAGAACCTGCTATGGTGGGTAGCCCTGCCGCTACGATGGCCGATCCTACTGGTCTAGCCCAAGCCCAACTAAATTTAAACGCCGCTAATACCATCCCATCCACTGGTGGGACTTTTGGTGAAGGCATGCAGAGGTTTGCCAGTAACCCAATGGCTTCATTAAAGGCTAACCCGTTTACCGCCGCAGGTGCTGGTCTAGCAGGTGCAATGGGCGGTAAAAAAGAAATGGAACAGCCTGACGAATACGATGGCCCACTGAAACGATTTAAGTTCAACCCCTCAACATATCGCGCCGCCTTTGCCGAAGGCGGTATTGCCAATTTGGACGCTGGTGGTTACGACCGCATGGTTGGCGAGGAGCCAATGTATCAAGCGATGGCCTCCGGTGGTATTGCCAATTTGGGTAGCTACTCTGATGGTGGCCGTATGCTCAAGGGGCCGGGCGATGGTATGTCTGACAGCATCCCTGCAAGTATTTCTGGCAAGCGCCCTGCGCGTTTGGCAGATGGCGAGTTTGTTGTTCCTGCCGATGTGGTTTCCCACCTTGGTAATGGCTCAACCGATGCGGGTGCCAAGCAACTGTACGCCATGATGGACAAAGTTCGTCAAGCCCGCACGGGTCGTAAGTCTCAAGGCCGTGAGATTAACCCCCGCAAGTACATGGCCGCATAAGGAGCAACCGTGATTATTTCTAGCAAACATAGCGGCTATCAGGCGGGTATTCGCCTTTATCCCTTTGGCGGCGGTGGTGGCGGCGGCGGTGAAGTTGCTCCTGCTTCTGCTCCACCCCCTCCTCCACGTATGGCTTCTGCGCCTCCCCCGCCTATGTTCCAAACCTATGGGAGCGGTGATAGGACTGGCTCGTTGGTGCAGTCTGGCAATAGCTTTCGTCCATCTACATTGGACTACAGCAAGCCCATCTACGACCCTAACTACGCAGACAACGTTACTGGCTATCAGGCATCAAGCCAGTTTAACCAGCCTATATATCAATCACAACAAACCAACTACGCCACAACAAACCCGTTGGGCGTGAGCCAATACGGCACACCTACGACAGCGCGTAGTCTGGTGGACAGTGCCTATGCGGGTGTTGGGCGATACGGTTCTGGCAACCAGACAAACCAAGTTGACCCCGGTGGTCGGCAATATTGGGAGAACTCGTTAAATTCTGGTAGCCTTAACCCACAAGATTTTTTTAACACGTTTAGCGGCATTGTTGGCCAAACGCGGCAAAACCCAAATGATCGGTATGGCCAATATTATCAAAATCAAACTGGTTACGGCGGCGGGTTTATGCCGCAGATGCAGTCTGCTTTTTCTTATAACCAGCAGCCTCAAATGAACTGGCAAACGGGTCAAATGACGCAGCCAGCGCAACCGCAAATGCAAACGCCATTCAGCTACCAGCCAGCGCAACAGTCTGCGGCGCAGCCAAACTACGGTCAAAGCCAAGCGATTGTGGGTAGGTCTTCCCAGATGCGCGGCACCCCCAACGTGATGCGCCGTGCTGAAGGCGGGATTGCCTCGTTGCTGGACAATGACGAATGAATTTAACTGTCCGCCCTGTTGACGTTAACCATATCCAGCAAGTCTGGCCTATCGTAGAAGGCTATATCCAAGAAGCCATTGACAAGGGCGGAGAATTTCCTGAGTGGGCCAACGGCTACAACCTCTCCCATGTTCAAGGTTTTGTTACCAGCGGGCAGTGGCTGCTTTTGGTGGCGGTAGATGAAGAGCGCGTAATACACGGGGCGATGACGGTTTCTTTCCTCAACTACCCCATGCACCGGGTGGCGTTTGTGACCACTACGGGCGGTAAATTCATTGCAAATCCAGAGCTTTTAGAACAACTAAAAGTCTTGGTAAAAGTTCATGGTGCGACTAAGATACAGGCATTCTGCCGGGAATCTATGGTACGCCTTTTGTCACGTGCCGGTTTTGAACCACGTAACACCCTAGTAGAGGTACTCGTATGATTATTCCAAGCAAACATAATGGCTATACCAGAGACGGCATTCGTCGCGTGTATCTTGGTGGTGGCGGCGGTCCAACGACAACAACGGTTAATCAATCCAATATTCCTGAGTACCTGCGCCCTCAAGTTGAGACGGTGCTTGGCGGGGGAATGAAGGAGTTGTTCCAAACCAAAGAGATTCCCGGAGTAGATGGCGCTCCAAGCACGTTTGAAATTGTAGGCACTAAACCGTTTACTCCTTACAGTGCCAACGTACAAGATTACGTAGCGGGTTTTAGCCCCCTGCAACGGCAGGTTCAAGCCAATGCGGCCAACTTGCAAGTGCCCGGCCAGTTTAATCAGGCAACGGGCTACGCCAACGCTGCGGGTCAAGGTGGGCTGGGAAGCGCACAAGCTGCTTACGGTTACGGCGACCAAGGCTTTCAGTCCGGCCAAATGGGCCAGCAAATTGGCACCCTAGGTGGTGGATATTATGGCGGTCAAGGCGCGGGTTACGGTGCGCAAGCCGCTGATGTAGGCCAGATGGGTCTTCGTGCAGAGCAGTATGGCCGCGATGTTTCTGGCCAAGCAGAGAACTATGCTCGTCAAGCTGCGGGTATGGGTGACCTATACGGCCAGATGGCTACAAGCCCCGGCACGTACCAAGCGTACATGTCTCCTTACCAAGAGGCGGTTACAAATGTCCAACTGGAAGGTTTGCAACGCCAAGCCGATATTGCCGCCCAAGGCCGCAAATCCCAAGCCGCTCGTGCGGGCGCTTTTGGTGGTTCCCGTCAGGCTATCGAAAACGCTGAAGCTAACCGTGCGCTTGCCTCTCAGATGGATGCAGTCCGCGCCCAAGGTTTGCAACAAGCCTACCAGCAAGCCCAAGCCAATATTGGCCAACGCGCCCAGTTAGGACTTCAAGGTCTTCAGGGAGCGCAACAGGGACTGGGTACTGCCTTGCAAGGTGGTCAGTTGGGTCTGTCCGGTATTGGTACTGCACTGCAAGGTTTGCAAGGCGGCATGCAAGGGTCTCAAATTGGCCTGCAAGGTGTGGATCGTCAACTGGCAGGCACTGCTCAAGGTATGCAGGGTGCTCAAGCTGGTCTGCAAGGTGTGACTGGTGCTCAAGCAGGTTACGGTCTGGCTAATCAAGCGGCGTCTAATCTGGCCAATATTGGTACACAGCAACTGGCTGCTCAGACGGGCATCTTGGGATTGCAGAACCAAATCGGTGGACAGCAGCAAGCTCAAGAACAGCAGTACATCAATCAAGCGATTCAGAACTACGGACAAGCACAAGAAGCGCCGATGCAGGCACTCAACCAGTACAACGCTTTGCTTCGAGGTTACGCTCTGCCCGGTACTACTCAAACGCAGTACCAAGCTCAACCTACGCTTGGCAACCAGTTGGCAGGTTTTGGTACGGCTGCGGTTGGTGCTACGGCATTGTCAAACGCTATGGGCAAGAAAAAGGGTGGTACTGTGAAATCCGGTATTGCAAACTTGGGCCTGTACAACGCAATGCGTTAAGGAATAATTATGAGCCTCAATAGCCTACAAGATGATATGTCCCGCCGCGCCGCTTCGATGGCGGCAATGGCTAAACGCGCTACTAACCCGCAAGATATCCAAGCCATACAGAAAAGTCTTGTGGCAGGTGTCCAGAACGGCTCAATCCAACCGTACGTTGGTATCCCGTTGATCCAAGAGTTGACCAAAAAGCTGACTGAAGCCCAAGCCCAGATGGCGCAAACTATGGCCGGTGCTGGGATGCAGCAGGGGGCACAAGGTCAACAGGCCCCACAGCCACCGATTGCCCAACAGGTGATGCAGCAAGCTGCCCAAACAGATCAGTCCCAAGGTCTTGAAGCCCTGCCGTCTAACCTGCCGCAAGAGTATGCCGGTGGTGGCATCATTGCGTTTGAAGAGGGTGGCGAGGTTGAGCGTTACCAAAACACAGGTCTGGTCTCCCCAACTCCAGCGGGGCGTTTCTTCAGTGGGCTAAAGCAAGACTTTTCAACAGGTAATGAAGCTGCCCTACTGCGTAATAAGTTGCAGATGCAGTATGGCCCCAAGTCTGCCCTGCCCGGTCTGTTCATGACTCAGACAGATGAAGAACGCCAAGCGGCTAAAGATATTGTTGGGCGTTTGGGTACTATGACACTCCCGCAACTGCAAGCCTTGTACGCTCAAGGCCCAAGTGCTTTGCCCCCTATAACTCCTCCTGCGGTTGCGCCTACGGCTACACCTGCGGCTAACATTGCGCCTCCTACCCCTCCTGCGCCCGCCGCTGCTCCCCCCGTCGCTGCTCCCCCCGTCGCTGCCGCTGCTCCCGGTATTGGTGGTGGAGGATTCAAAACACCCACTTTGCCCACTATGAAAGAGATACCCGTACCTAAGTTGACGGACTACAACACGTTAATTGGTGACTTGCCCGCAAAAGCAAAAGTAGCCTCGGAAGCTGCGGTTAAGTCTGCCCAAACAGAACTGGAAGGGTTTGATAAACCCGGCTTCGAGGCCCGGGAAGAAAAGTTTGGCAAACGTGAAGCCACCCAAGAAAAAGACTCAGCAATGCGCCGCGCTTTGGACGTAATGAGCCTTGGCTTTGGTATTGCGGGCAGTAAAGAACGCACCCTCGCAGGTGCTCTGGGTAACGAAGGTCGTCAAGGTATTCAAGCTCTCATCCAAGGCGAAGCCGCAAACCGCGCTGCTAAGGACAGGTTGGAAGACGCACGTGACAACTTTGAGCAGCAAAAGGTTGCGGCTAAGAAGGGTAACTACCAAGCTGCCCAAGCTGCGGGTAAAGAAGCAAGTCGAGACCTGCAAGCCGCTACACAACTGACAATGACTGGTGCCCACTACGGCAACACTGAGTCTTTGCAACGCTACCAAACCCAACAGCAGGGTGAGTTCCAGAAAACCAGTTTGGGACAGTCTGGCGCTCTTGGGCTTGCAGGGTTGAACCTGCAACAGCAGCAGCTTGCCCAGACTGGTGCATTCCAGAATAAACAACTGGCCGCAATGGAAAAACGCTACGCTGCTATGGACGCCGCGTCTAAAGCTCGTATGGCGCAGGTTCGGGCTGGAGCTATGGGTAAGTTTATGGAAACCCAAGGGGGGCAACTCAATACCCAACTTGCTAAAGAGTACGGCCCTAACTGGCGTACCTCTACCGACCCGCGCAGCTTGCAAGCTCAAATGTTGTTCAAGCAAGCGCAAAATGCCTATGTAATGGACGCACTGGGGCAGTATGATGACCGATCATCTGCTAAAGACAGTTCAGAACTTTAAACGTGAGTGATTCTCCATGATCATCAACCTGCCTAAACTTGGCCCCGTCAACTTTCGTGATGACCTAACACCCGAACAGTTCCAGTCCGAGTTGGGTAGGCTCCAAGAGAAGTACGACTTCAAACTGCCAAAACCTGAAGTAGGGATTGGCACCCTCCTCAAGCGTGGTTTCATGCGTGGCATGGGGGAAACAGGTATCGCTTTAGGGGACACGCTCCCCGCTATGGGCGCGTCTGCGCTTGGTTTTGATGAGTACGCACAACGCCAACTGGGTGAAGCACAAGAATCCCGTGCCGCATTAGAAGCCAAGTACCCTACGCAGTTCAAGTCATACACTGAAGTTGAAAGCCCGTATGAAGCCTTTCAGTTTGGCGCTGAAACTCTTGGTGAACTTGGCCCTACCGCACTGACTGCATTGATCCCCGGTATAGGTGCCGGTGCTGTAGGTACTCGCTTGGGCGCTGCTGGTGCAATGAGGGCTGCTCAAGCCGCTGGCCCTCTGTCTATGGCTGGCCGTGCCGCCGCCGAAACCGCTGCTAAACAAGCAGGACAAGTTGCAGGTAAACGCGCAATGTATGGTGGTGTGTACCTTGGCTCGTTTGCACAAACCGCCCCCGAAGTGTTTGAAAGTATTTACCAAGAAACCGGCAAGATGGAGCCGGGAATTTCCGCTCTAGCAGGTGGCATTTCTTCTTTCTTAGAAGCTATTGTCCCCGGCAAACTGTTGGGCGAACTTGGGGGCTACGGTAGATTAAAGGTCATTGAGCAGTTGGCCAAAGAGTCCGGTGCCGCACCAAAGGTGTGGAAGTACATCGGCGCAGAAGCCGCTAAGACCGCAGGTACTGAAGGTTTGACCGAGGCTGCGCAAGAGGCTATCAACGCCGCAGCAGAACAAGTTGCAGGGAGCACTAAAGGCATGCTCTCCCCGGAGAACATCCAGCGTTACAAAGAATCATTTGTTAAGGGCGCAATCGGCGGCGGTGCCTTTGGTACTGTCAGCGGCACAAGCCAAGGTTTGACTGCACGTAAAGACTTCCGCGATACCAAAGAAGCCGAAGCATCTTTGCAAGCCCAGTATGCTGCTGAAAAAGCGGCTGGCACTCTTACACCAGAGAAGCAAGCTGAGTACGACATTGCCCTTGAGAATGCACGTAAGCAACGTGAGGCTGATTTAACTTCTACGTTCCGTGATACCCGTGAGTCTGAAATAGCCCGCATGGAGCAGATGCGGCCCGCTGGCGGTTACACGCCCGATGCTGAGACTCAGGCTGAGATTGACAAGATGGAAGCCGCTCAAGCCAAGCAAACGGAAGAGAACCGTGTAGCTGACGCAGCCAAAATTGAAGAGCGGTATGGAGAGCGCGGTGCCCCATTTACCAGAGTGCCGCCCACTACTGGTGATATGTTTAAGCCTGCGTTGGAGCAACAACGTGCAGACCAACAAGCTGCCACACGCCAGTTTGCGTTTGGTGACGCCCCTGTTAGCGACATGCCCGGCGATCCCGTTACAGTTGACACCCTGAAAAATCTTAAGGTGTCTGACCGTTCTCAGGTTGGCTTGTCCTTGTTGGGTACAGACCTTGATACAGCCGATGGTCGCCGCAAGTTTATCCAGACACTGGAGAACCCTGCCTTTATGGGCAACATCGACCCTGCTGCCTACGATGATCTGATCAGCACTTTTGACCCACAGGAAGTCAAGGCCGCACGTGCCGAGATGCAAGCTGAAACGCTCTCCCCTACTAAACAGAAACAGCAAGAGCAAACCCGCGCTTTTGCATTTGGAGATACTGATGCTACAAGACCTGACACACCAGCAGGTGGAGGAAGCCCTAGCGTGGTTAGCGAACCCGTTCCCGCCGGAGTTGCCAGAGCCGATGAAGCACCTGTCGGAGGTAGAGATGTTTCTACTGAGCAGGATGTTGGAGACACTGCTGTTCGAGAAGGACAGCAGCCCACTACATTAACTGAGGAGACCCTGACCGATGGCACTACGACCCCTGAAACCAAGCAAGCAAAAACGCAAGAACGAGAAGCACCCGCAGCCGGAGCAATAACTCCCGCACGTGGCACATCGACTCGCCCCGATCTGTCCGGAGAACTGCCAGCTATCGTTGCCAAACTTGGTGACAAGGCCAAAGTGACTGGGCTTACTGAGTTGGCCAAGGATGCCCGTGCCTATTTTGGCAAGGTAGTCCCTGAACTGGCACTTGACTCAATTGCCAACGACTTGGTGTACCAGCCCACTGCCTACCGCAATTCGGTAATGAAGTCTCTGAACGAGCCTATGTTTGGCACCAAAGAAGAAGCCGCGTTCTTCAAAGGGCAAGGTGGTGTGCATGCTGTAAATGCTGAGAAATGGGCACGTGCAAACTTGTCCCCCGAAGCCGTAGCGTTTATGGACCAGAAAGTTGCTCAGTACCAAAAGGAAAAGCAAAGCTCTGACACCATTCGCCGCCGTCAGGAATCTCAGACCAAGGTGCGTAAGGCTACCAAAGAACAAGTGGCCGATGAATCTGCCGCCGCTAAGGCAGAGGGCGAGTACGCTCCTACGCTGGAAGAAATTGCAGAAGCCAAGGGTACGAAGACCGAGGCAGGCAAACGTAAGAAAGACCTGCAACGTCTTGCACGTCAGTTGGAATCCGATCTGGGTGATTTGGATGACATAGCCGATACCGACATTACCGGCCTACTGGCTGATGCAGACCTTGCTGTATTACATACGCAGGCTCACCCGGCGGTACTGAACCAGTTAGAGAACAACAACTTGTCAGGTGCTCTACAGGCGCTGGCGGATAGCGGCTCGTCTAAAACTGCTGAACTGTTTGCACAGAACTTGTCCAAACTTGTTGGTGATGTGAACCTTGTCTATGGTGCTGACGTTTCTAGGTACGACCCTGAGACCAACACAGTCTACCTGCGCGATGGGGCTACCGAGTACGAGATTCTGCACGAGTCTTCACATGCAACCATGTCCCACACTTTGGACAACCCGTCACACCCCGTTACCCGTCAGGTTACAACCCTCTTCAACCAAATGAAGAAAGGCACCGAAGGAACTTACGGGGCGCAAAACATACAAGAGTTTGCAGCCGAGGCGTGGAGCAATGATGCGTTCCGCAACCGCCTGAAAGAGTTCAAGCCTACAGGTGAGAAGTTCACCGGTTGGGAGCGTCTGGTCAATGCTGTGCGCCAGTTGCTACGCTTGCCTTCTAAACAGGCAACTGCGTTGGATGCGATTGACCGTATGCTGAACGACATCATCAGCCCACCACCCGAGACACGCACGGGTGAAACTTTGTACGCACAGTCCCTGCACAACCCCAACGTAGTGCAAGAGATGTTCACGAAGATGGGTGACACCATCCGCAAGCAGCCCATCATGAACAGCGAACGTGCTGTTGGATTCTGGAAAGCCGCAGAAACAATCGGTACAACTGGTCGCCAGTTAATGTACAAGTCGTTGAACTTGTCTGCTTTGGGTGAAGTTGGTAGTAGGTATCTAGGCAGTTCAGCCACACGTTTCGCCAGCACTATCGAAGAGATGGCAGGTTATCAAGAGAAGATGCTTGAATCCATGTCCCCTCTGCATAAGCGGCTGACCGAATTTCGGCAAGCCCCAGAATATCAGGCATGGTCTACCTTGGTAAATGACTCCACCCGTGTGGACGTAAACCCTGAAGCAAAGTTGGATAAGTACAAAGGCAGTCCTGAGAAGGAAGCCGAGTGGAAACAACTCAATGCACGGTTTAACAAACTTACACCGGATGGCAAGAAGTTATACCGCGATCTGTTTGCCACCTACAAAGCTCTTGACGCAGAGTTCTTAAAGTCTCTGGAGCGCAATGTTGAGACTACGGTGGGTGACAAAACTAAGGCCGCGTCTGCCTACCAAAAGATTTTGTTTGAATTAAGCACCTTGCGTATCGACCACTATGCGCCGTTGTTCCGCGAAGGTACGTTCTGGTTGCAATACGACATCAACGGGGACACCAAAAAAGAAACCTTTGAATCTGAGGCTGAACGTGACTTTGCACGTAAACAACTGGAAGCCAAGGGCGCTACAAACGTTGACGCTTATTCACGTGCAGATCAACTGACAACTAAGACCGTACCGTCTGGCACCATGCTTGCCGACATCATGAAAATCATGAAAGACAACGGTGCCGGGGATACTGCGGTTGATGACTTGATACAACTTGTTGTTAATGCCATGCCAGAGGCCAGCATCTTGAAGAGCCGTCAAAAGCGTACGGGTATCGGCGGCTACATTGATAACGCCGCGTTTGTGTTCGACCGTGTGAGCAGCAACACGTCACGTCAGTTGGCCCGCATGCAGTACGGCCCTGAACTACAACGTCTTGTAGGAGAGATGCAAGAGACGGTTAACTCTGCACGGGGTGATGTCAATACCTACGGCAGTGAACTCATCAAAGAGTTTGAAGGTCGCCGTAGTTTTGCAATGAAACCCACATTGGCTGCTTGGGCACAGTTTGCAAGCTCCGGCGCGTTCTACTACAACCTTGCCGCTAACGTATCATCTGCGGCGGTCAACACCTTGCAAACTCCGTTGGTTGTCTTCCCGCAACTTGGTGGTGAGTATGGATTTAAGAACTCCTACGATGCGCTGAAGAATGCCATGAAGCTCTACACAAGCAGTGGGTTCTCACGCCAAGTTACTGAACTGACTGGTGAAGTTAGCAGCCAAAAGGCCATGACCTCCATTGAGAACTTGGTCAACAGCGGGAAAGCTCCGCAGTATGAGGGTTTGATCGGGGCTATGAAAGCCCGTGGTTTGCTGGCTACGTCCACCGCACGGGATGCCCTGCACTCTGAGAACGACAACTCATCGAGCTATGGCAGCACGAACAAACTTGTGCGCCAAACTGCGTTGGTAGGCTCTTTCATGTTCCACCATGCCGAGCGCATGAACCGTGAGATCACAGCCGTTGCCGCCTATGATTTGGAAATGGGTAAGCTCAAGAACTCCAAAATGAGCGATGCTGAGAAGCAAACCAAAGCAATTGATAAAGCCCTCGCACTCGTGGAGTATTCGCACGGTGCAGGTAGTACGTTGTCCGGGCCAAGCCTCGGTCAAAGTGACATAGGAAAAGTTTTGATGGTGTTCAAGCGTTTTGCATTCAGCATGTACTACATGTTGTTTGACACCATGATGCGCTCACTCCCCGTCAAAGGTGCAACGGGTGAACAACTTGAAGCAATCAAAGCGGCTCGTAGGCAACTTGCTGGTGTATATGGCATGTCCGCGCTTTTTGCTGGCGCTAAAGGTGTGCCCCTGTACTGGATTGCTGAGTTGGCATACAACATGTTCCAAGACAAAGACGAAGATGACTTTGATACCGTCATGCGTGAGTACCTTGGCGACTTTTTCTACAAAGGGCCAGTCAATTACTTTACCAACCTGAGCGTTGCTGACCGTGTGGGCTGGACTGACTTGTTGTGGCGTGAGCAAAAGGGAAGCAAAGCGGACGCCAGTGCGTTGTCCCAAATCCTTGAAACCGCATTGGGTGCGCCATACTCGATTGTTGACAGCTTGTTCCGCGCAAAAGACTTGGTTGCTGAAGGCCAGTATTACCGTGGCATTGAGGCCATGCTACCTATTGGTCTACGAAACCTTTTGAAAAGCTACCGTTACGCTACTGAGGGAGCTAACACCCTGCGGGGTGATACGGTTGGAGATGTGAGCGGGTACAACGCTGGTATGCAAATACTTGGCTTTGCCCCTGCCGACTTGATGAAGCAGTATGAAGAGAATGCGTACATGACCGAAAAGGGTAAGGCGATCAAGTCTATAGAAAAGAACGCACTGAAGAAATACTATGCGGCAATGCGTGAGGGCGACGCCGACGGCATGATGGAGGCACGTGAGAAGTTGTTTGAGCTTGGTGCTAAGTACCCTGACCTGAAGATCAGTGAAAAGACAATTTCTCAATCAGTGAAGTCGCGTGAGCGTATCTCAAATGAAATGCACCACGGTGTTCAGCTTGACCGCAAGCTGGCTCCTTATCTGAAGCAAGCCGCCGCAGAAGCATACGGGGATTAAAAAAGACCCCGACACTAAGGTCGGGGTTCAAGGAGATAGCAACTCAAAGGAGAGAGTAACAAAGTTGCTAGGGCGAACTCTAGCACAATGTTAAGTGATTCGCCAGAATCTCACCCCTTGAGTGCTTCTCTCCAAAACAAAACGGAACTTGATGTTCATGCCGCGCTCTTTGGCATAGGCGGCTATTTGATTGGCAACGCCCTGACGATCTAGGCACGGGATGTAGAAGGAGCTACCTACTACAAACTTATGCCATTCTATAGCAACTGGTACAGTATCAGCCGTTATCGTCATGTTTAGTAGGCTCTACTTCTGGGTCAAGGTCAGTAGCAACCGAACAGTCAATCACCAGTGCAAACACCGATGGCGTAGCAATGTCCGAACCTTTGGACAGGCTCTTCTTGAGTACACCCGTAGTGACCTTGTTCTTCTGCAAGTCCTCGCACAGCATCTTGTAGGAGATTTGGTTATCACTGCACCACTCACGCAGGGCCTTGGTTGAGATGTAGAGCAACTTCTTGTCCGGCTCAAACCGAGTCATCAACTCCCCACGGGGTTCCCGTATCGGCGCTTCAAACAGTCCTGAGCGTTTGTCTACAGTGCTGTTGATGATCAACATGTTGTTGTTCTTCTCGTTCAAGAACATACCGATACGGCTCAACGGTGTCATGCCATCAGAGCGCACTTCAACCCGCATACGGCTCATGGTTTCCACCGCCCATTTGTAAACTGCGGACACGTCAATGTCGTGCAAGCCTAGCTTCTTGGTGATGATGCCCGATACCAAGGCACACGCTGCTGTTGCAGACCAGAAACGCTCACGCTGTGTAAACCCTGCGGCCTTATCAAACTTACGCTGTATGTTAGCAAGTAGGCGTTGCACTTCGGGTAGGTTGGCAATCACGTAGCGGATAAAGATTTCTCCGGCCACGCCGTAGTTCTCGTACATGGGGTTGAACATCGCATCAGACTCAGCCTTACTCAAGCTGTCGTTCTTGGCAACTGCAAACTCCAGTACCCGCATCAGTTCGCCCTCTGGAAAGTCTTTCAGGTTGTACAACTGGTCGTACAGACTCTTGTTGCCTGACGTGATTGCAATCAGGTTCCAGCGCAGTGAGTTACTGCGTTCAGCGTTCGACTGTGACTGCATACGGTTACGGCCTCGACCATGCGTAATAGCGTAGGCCATCGCGCTGACTTCCTCGTCACCCATGTTGGTCAACTCGTCAATCGTGCCGGGCAAATTTCCAAGCACCGAGATGCGGTGCATACGTGCCAAGTACTTGTCCTCCTGATTCATCAACGGTTCGACTGGCCTACCCCAGATGCTATTGACCATCAACTGAATAGTTGTCTTGCCCACGCCCGAGCCGTTGTTTGTCAAATGGATGATAGCGCCGTTGAGTTTTGTAAACTTAAACAGAGCCGACCCAAACCCTGCGAAAAGTGTGAAGGCACGTACTTCATTCCCTGCGGCGGCGTAGATGTTGGCAACTTTCTTCCACTCAGAGACCACGCCTTTCTTGGTGTAGAAACTGGCGACTTCGGCGGTGGCATTTGACGATGGGCTGTAGTTCACACCCGATGCTGTGATCTCACGGTTGCCCACGATGAACTTGGTATCGTCTTCGTGCCAACCAAATTGCTGACGTGCTTTCTCTGCTTCTGTCAGGTGCTGGAGTTCTTGCACCCACTTGGTGATGTAGCCCATGAGTAAATCCAATCTCTTGTTGTATGCGGTTACGCCTTGGAACGCCAAGATTTCCCGTAGCCTGTCTTTAGATAAAACGCTTGATAGTGGCGCGGAAAATTCACGGATTCCATCCTTGGGCATGTGAAGACGCATCCACAAAGATTCTCCTGTGTCTGGGTCGTTCAATCGCTTAACGACATAGAAGTCGTACTCGTAGATCAACTCGTCCTTGTTGTCTTCGCCCTTATCGTCTTTGCCCCAACCCCGCTTGTACACACCGCCGTTCTTGCCGCGAAAGTACGGGAACGGATAGTCGGGGATTTCAACCGTGACTTCTTCTTCCAGTACAGCGTTGTGCATGACAACGATGTTGTCTTCTGCCTTGGCCTCTGCGATGCGGGAGCCAATCTGAATCGGTGAAGTAATCTTGCCCTTGTGTGGGCAGTCTTGGCATGGTGCAGAGTTAATGCTTGAGAACGTAGCGCACTTGTATGGCTTCTCCAACAGTACGTGTGCCTTGTTGAACGTCTCTTGCGGGTCGTATTCAGAATGCTGATTGCTGATCTTGTGGATTGCTTTCTCACCGTCTTCGCAGTTGATGGCAATTGACAGCCCCGCTCTCCATAGCGGTTCCTCTACGGTCTCTTGCTCTTTGTATATACGCAGTAGTTGTGCACACCCATCACCCTCGGCGCTCTTGCGCATGATCGTTGCAAACCTTGAGACACTGTTACCCATCAAAGCGCGGGTCGTTGCATCTATTGGGCGGCGTGGTGGGGAGTCAGAGCCAAACAAACCTTGCGGTTCGTCATCCTCGTCTTCGATACCTATCAACGTCTTGAACCGTGCGAACTCCACAGGCTGCGATTCAACCAGTATCGTTACCGGCTTTGGCGGGTTGTCCTTGAAGTTCAGCGTCTCGGGGATACGCAGTATTCGGGCGGCATCTGCTGTGACCGCAGGGTCAGCAGACAGGTTGTATAAAGCGCAGAATTTCTTCAGTGCTTCGGCTGTTGGTTTCCAATCGTTGTAACCGATGGTTTCCTTCAGCGTCCAGTAGACGTGTAAGCCACGTCCTGAGTTGATGATAGTGGGTCGAGGTAACCCTGTTGCTTTAACAAATAGTCTGAGTGCATCCATTGCGGATGCTTGCGTGTCGTATGGTTTGTTCTCTCCGCAATCTAGGTCAAGCCAGAAAGCCTTAAACCATTTTGCGTTCTTTGCTGTACGGCCTTCAGTTTCCAGAAGATATTTAGCGCATCCAAAATATGCGTCATACCCCTGTGAAATAAGCCCATCTACGACTCCATCAATCTCATCAATCGTCTCTACAAAAGTCTGCCTTGGCGCACCCTTCTTCAATCCAACCACACAGTACAAACCTTCAGAGGCAAGTACAGATGTGAGAAAAGGGTTCCGTGTTGTCATTGTTTTCTCTTTTTACAGACGGGTGTGCATTCAGGTCTACTGGCGATAGACCTTGAGCACGGAATCAAGTTGTAGCGGTTGCCGCTAGGCGATCAAGCAAATCCCATAATACTTTGCGTTTGTTCGGGTGAGGCAGTGCTTTCCCCAAGAACCACATGTATACGGCTTGTCGTGATACGTCTAGATGTTCTGCCACATCCTGTACTGGAATGTCACGTTGAATGCAAATGCGCCCAAGTTGCACACCCACATGAAATGGGTCTGCCTTGCTATTCGCATCTACAAACTTACGGGAATAGCCTTTGTTGTTCATATTTACCCATGACTTCTTCGTAATCGAATACTTCTTTAAAGCACTCGCCGATGCTGACTTCTTCAATGCTTGTGCCTTCGACATTACCCCTGTATGTAAATACTTTTTTGGGTACTCGAACTTCACCTTGGGCAAATTCTTTGCCTAGTTGCGTAGACCGCCAGATGCCTGAGAACTTTGCTTTGTGCGATTCATCTTTGCTCTTGCGCTCTACGAGACCCCACCAGTGCAAGGTAGCCAGTTGGTTAGACCGCACCAACCATTGAGGTGCAGTTGTAGGAACATCCACCCAACCATCTTCGTCACCGGTTTGTTGGCACAACCATATCAATGCGCTTGCCATAGTGTTGTTGATACCACGGGCGTACACACGACCCCATCGGTCGCATACGGGGCAGTGCCCACCTTCGTCATCAATCGTATGCCGCCACTGATCTCTCAGTTGTTGCTTATCCATGTCTCTCTCCTTTGATGGGCGGGAGTTACCCCGCCCGTTCAATTACTCGGCCCAATCGTCCAAGATGTCAGCCACATCTTTTGGTGCGGCTTTCTTAGCGCGTTTGGTTGGCTCGGCTGTTTCTTCGACAGCTTCAGCCTCTACCTTGGGTGTCTCTTTGACAGCGGCAGGGCGTTCAAAATCTTCTGCGGGTGGCAGAGAAACTTTGGTAGCTCCATCCATCTGCGCGGCAGTCGCGGCGATAGCGGCCTTGGCATCAGGAGACTGGCCTTTGAGTTGTGCCAGTGCCAACTCTTCTTCGTTCAGTGGGCGCACGGCCTTGAAGGTCAGACGTGGTGTTGCGCTTGCGGTATCAAAACGCATTTCAGTTACAACGGCAGTTACTGGCAGACCATGACTACCCAAGAACTTTGCGTATGCTTGCAGGGGCATCTTGCCGTTCTCAACCGCACCAAAGATAGACTGCGCGGGGAGCGTCAGTTGATATACGTCTCCTCGAATATCGTTCTCCAAGAGGACGGCAAGGCGCTGGCTGAATCGGCATGCACGGGAATCACCTGTGCCGGAGCCTTTGATGTTTTGTGAGCATGTGGCGCACTTACCTGATTGGGGTGCTTCTGCCTTGATGTCGGGGGAGACACCATCGTTTGACCAGCAGGTCGGTGCCATTGCTTGGCCTTCTTGGTAAACACCAGCATAAAAAGTTCTCGATACGTTAGGGTTCGCCGCTGCAATAATGATAGGCATTGCGCGGTCTTCGTTTTGGGCAATCTCTTTGCCATCGACCATCATGCGGAACACATTGCCGCGAATGGAGATGCGCTTGCCACCGCTACCACTGCCGCCCATGAGGGCTTTCGTAGTTGCGTCCAGTTGCAGGTTTTGTAGGTGGGCTGGCAGCGTGTTGCCGCCTTTAGAAAACAGGGTCATTTCGCTCATTTGGTTTCTCCAGTAGTTGCGGTTTTTGTTTGCATCAGGGCATCAATGTCTGCGCGATTGAAACGCACTTTGGTGCCTATGCGGAAATGAGGGATTGCTCCCTCGCGGGTCAAGTTATAGATTGTCTGACGCGACATGCGCAGCAGCTTTGCTACTTCTTGTACGGTTAGTGATGCTTCAAGTTGCACTTGAGGTTCTCCTTATGGTTACGCCATATTTGCTATCAGTGTTCAACCCCATAGGCATGATCTCGGGGTTTTCTTCCAACAGTTGTTTCATGGTTGTTTGACTGATGCGCCGCTCAAGCAGTTCGGGCATCTTGTATTCCAAGATGAACTTGTGCATGGACTCCCAGTCGCTTGTCCAGTAGCGTGTCTTCACCGTGCGAATTACTGCACCGTGCTTGCTACCAAGACGATCTACACCGATGTCCTTGCAGAGTTCCAATAGCTTGGCCTCCACAAGTTCCATCTGTGATTTCACAGAACCGTCAGCTTCTTCGTAGTCACGTAAAAGTTCGGCCCTTTTGTCGCGCATCTTGATGTAAGCGGCGACGAGTTTATCAACCGATATTGTCTCGGCCATAGCTCTCTCCTTTTTGTTTTGTGTATGGATGATATCTTAAAAATTAACAGTGTCAAGTCTTTTCATCTAAGTATTTCCCCGTAGAGGTCGATCAAACGATTGTGGATGTCTACCTTGTTCCCCAGCATTTTGTACATGCGCTTCTCTACCCCACTGCCTTGCAAGTGCACCACCACTGAGGGGTTTTTCTGCCCTGCTCGGTGAACACGTGCGTTGGCTTGGAGGTAGGTCTCGACTGACATCACTGGACTCCAGTAGACGATGGTATTGGCGGCATGCAGAGTTACCCCGTGCGATGCCGCTTGTGGTTGGATGACCAGCACCTGCAAGTCATCCTTACTTTGGAAACGCTCAAAGATTTCTGACCGTTTCCCTACCGGCACACCGCCATGAATGACGGCTGTCGGGTATCCGTGCTTACGTAAGTCTTCCGCAACCACTTCGATGGCATGTCTGTAGGGCACAAACACAAGCACCTTGTGGCTCGACTCTTCTATCACCTCACGTAAGACTGCAAGTCTATTGCTTGCATCGAAATGGATAACTTCACCTGTGTCGGAATACACCGCACCACCAGATAGTTGTAGCAGCTTGTTCAGGTTTGCAGCCGCGTTGACTGTAGTGATCTCCTCACCTGCCGCTTGTACGATAAGCCGTTTACGCAATAGCTCGTAGTACTTCTCCTGTTGGGCAGTAAGAGGCACGTCTCGCGTTACGTAAGTCATCTCAGGTAAGTCCAAGCATTGCTCTTTCGTAAAGCGTATCGCGGGTTGTAGCGCCTTATGGACAACTTGTTCCGACTCTAGCTTGGGTACCCATTTGAACTGTGTGAGCTTGTGCATGACCTGATCGCGGAATCCACCATAGAAACGTGGAATCCCTTCGGGGTTCACCAGCTTGGCGATGCCATAGGCATCCAGCGGAGACTGCGATGCGGGTGTGCCCGTCAACAACCACAGCCACGTGCGCGGCTTGATCAGATTGTTAAGCACCTTCCAACGTCTTGTTGAGGGATTTTTATAGGCGTTAGCCTCGTCAATGACGATGAGGTCAAAGCCACCCTTCAAGATGTCATTGGCAACAATCTCCACCCCGTCATAGTTGATGATGACGTACTCAGCATCCCCCGCGATGATCTCCCTGCGCTTTTCTGGCTTGCCATAGGCAACGTCTACCCTGCGGTGCATTGCCAGCTTGAACAAGTCATTGCGCCATGCCGAATCCATGATGGACAGTGGGCAGATAACCAG